CCCTAAGGACCCAGCACTTGAACATATTGATGCTTTAACAGGACAAAAGTTCCAAGCTTTCCCTGGACAAGACCATAGAGCCCACATGACAGCTCATTTAAGTTTTATGGGAACAAATATTGCAAGAAATAATCCACAAATCCAAGCAATGTTAGAAAAAAATATGTTTGAACACATTTCTTTGATGGCATTAGAGCAAGTTGAAATGGAATTTCAACAAGAAGTGATAGAAATGCAACAAATTGCACAAAATCCACAATTAATGCAAAATCCACAGACACAAAAACAAATGCAAGAGATGAGTTTAAAGATAGAATCTAGAAAAGCTGTGTTAATTGCAGAAATGATGGAAGAATATTTAAAAGAACAAAAAGAAATAATGGGTAATTTTTCAAATGATCCAATTGCACAACTAAGAGCAAGAGAATTAGACATCAGAGCAGCAGATAACGCAAGAAAAGAAGAGGAAGGTCAAGAAAGACTTAACCTTGACAAGATGAAAGCTATGATGAACCAACAAAATCAAGAAGATAAGCTTGAGCAGAACGAAGACTTAGCTGAATTAAGAGCAGCTACTTCGCTAACTAAACAAGTTATGGCGGATGATAGTAAACGTCATGATTTTGGTAGAAATTTTAAAAAAAATTAGATATAAACAAATTAAGGAGAAACAATATGCCAGATAAAAAAGCAAAAGCTGATAAAGTTGTATCAGAAATAGGTGCTAAAAGTGGATATAAAACAGGTGGCGTTGTCATTAAAGCTACAGATCCTATGACATCACAAACAGTTGATGTTAAAGGAACTAGAAGAATGAGAGCCGACAAAAAACCTGTTAAAGCAACTTGGTACTAACATGTGGTTATCGGCAATTAAACTAGCCGTTTCTGCTGGAAGTAAAATTTACTCTAATAAGCAGAGAGCGAAAGTTGCAATGTCTGATGCACAACTATTGCACGCAGAGCGACAAGCGCGAGGCGAAGAAGCTTACCAAGGCAAACTTTTAGAAGCTAGACAAAACGACTACAAGGACGAATTCGTTCTTGTGATACTAAGTGCGCCCATAATTGTGCTCGCTTGGGGGGTCTTCAGCGACGATCCGGGAGCGCTTGATAAAGTCAAGACGTTCTTTGAGCATTTTGCTGCACTGCCGACATGGTTTTCGACATTATGGATACTTGTAGTTGGTAGTATTTTTGGTATAAAGGGAACGCAAATATTTAAAAACGGAGGAAAAAAATAATGCGACAAAATGGTGTAAGAAGTAATGTTAGATTTCCTTACGGGTCAAGTGGTAGTTCTAAGAAACAAGGCTACAATGATAGACTTGATGAGTCGTTAGGAATGAGAGACGGAAAAGAATCAGGCAAATCTCAAAGTTTTAAATCAAGAAGAGACGAGTCTAAAGGCATGGAAAAAGCTATGGGTAAAAGAGCTTATTCTTCTGTCGGAACAATGGATAAATAATATGAAAAATACAGGAAGAGAAAATCTTTTAGAAGAAGTTGGAAGACTAGACGCTAGAAAAAATCCTAACGCAAATGACAGAGCAGAAAAAAGAAGAGTCATGAGCGAAATTAAATCTGGTTACAAAAAAGGTGGCAGAGTTAAAAAAAGAGGATGCGGCGTTGCTAAAAGAGGATTCGGCAGAGCATAGTAATTAAGTAATTAATTAGGAGGACAACATGACTAAGGGCATGCATAAAACGAAAGACGGTAAAATGGCCAAGAAAGGTTTATGGTACAATATCGCTATGAAAAAAAAGCGTGGTGAGAAGATGAGAAAAAAAGGTGCTAAAGGTGCACCGACAGCCAAAGCTTTTAAAAAAAGTCAGGCATAATGGCTAGTCCAGCATGGCAAAGAAAAGAAGGTAAAAATCCTTCGGGTGGGTTAAACGCTAAAGGCGTTGCTTCTTACAGAAGAGCCAACCCAGGATCTAAACTTAAGACAGCAGTCACAACTAAACCATCAAAATTAAAAAAAGGATCTAAAGCAGCAAGCAGACGTAAGTCTTTTTGTGCAAGAATGACTGGAATGCGTAAAAGACAAAAAGCTAGTAACAACACTGGCCAAGATAGATTATCTAAATCTTTAAGAAAGTGGAATTGTTAATGGTAGCTAAAGCAGCAATATTAGACGCATTAGAATCTAGGTATCACGCACAGATTGCTGAAGCTGATGCTACAATAAAAATTTATTTAGAAAACTCTGTTGGTATTGGAGAGCATCCTCAACATATAGATGAAATAGATAAGCTATTCCAAAAAATTGCTGATGCCCAAGAAAAGCTTCAGGCAGTTGAAGATTTTAGGGAGCCAAGAAATGCCCTTTAGATCAGAAAAACAAAGACGTTATCTATTTAAAAACGAACCTGCTATAGCTAAAAAATGGACTGAAAAATATGGCAGTAAACCAATTAAAAAAAAGAAAAAGAAAAAGAAGAAAAAATAATGGCCTTAACTAAAAGACAAAAAACAACACTTAAAAAACATAAAAAGCATCATACAGCCAAACACATGACAACTATGAGAAAAGCTATGAGAAAAGGTAAATCATTTACTCAAGCTCATAAGTTGGCTATGAAAAAAGTAGGTAAGTAATGGACGAAATAAATATAATCTACAAAGTACAAAAAGAACTCAAAGAACGACTTCAAACAATAGGTGATGGAATTCTAGCGGGAGGGGTTGACAATATGGAGAAATATAAGTATTTAGTAGGACAGGCACATGCCATACAATTAACATTACAGGATATCTCTAACCTGCTAAATAATAAGGAGCAAAAAGATGAGTCAGGAAACGTTGTCGACCTCAAAGGAAGTACCAAAAACTAGACCGGCACTAGAAGAAAAATATAAAGAAGAAGAAAAAAATCAAAAAGAGCCTTTACATCCAGATAACATACAGGATGTAGTTTCAGAATTACCTGAGCCATCAGGATATAGATTATTAATTTTACCATTTACACCTAAAGAAAAAACTAAGGGTGGAATTATCATAGCGCAAGAAGCTTTAGATAAAGTAAGAATTGCAACCAACTGTGGTTATGTTTTAAAACTAGGACCACTAGCTTATAAGGACGAAGAAAAATTTTCTTCTGGTCCTTGGTGCAAGCAAGGTGATTGGGTGATCTTTGCAAGATATGCGGGATCAAGATTACCTATTGAAGGCGGAGAAGTCCGTTTATTAAACGATGATGAAGTACTGGGAACTATTAAAGACCCAGAGTCTGTACTTCATTATATTTAACACATAGAAAAGGAGAAACTATGCCAGACACAGAAGAAAAAAAACAAGAGAAGGTAGTTGATATTGATACATCCGGTCCTGCCGTTGATGTAGAATTACCTGAACCTGTAACTAAAGAAGTGGAAGAAACTCCACAGGAAGATAAAACATATGAAAATGAACGTGAAACAAAACTTGAAGACGGTGGTAGCGCCGATGACTCATCTCAGAAATCTGATGAGCAGCCTGATGTTCGAGATAAAAAGGACGACAAGGAACAAGTTGAAACAAAAACTGAAGAAAAGAAAAGCGAGTTAGAAGAATATAGCGAAGGAGTTAAAAGAAGAATTGCTAAACTCACTAAAAAAATGCGTGAAGCAGAAAGGCAAAGAGACGAAGCCACTGTGTATGCAAAAAGTGTTTTAGCCGAAAAAGATAAACTTAATAAAAGATTGAGTACATTAGATACAGGTTATGTATCTGAAATGGAAAATAGAATTAAGTCAGCTATGGAAGCTGCAGTTTCTAAACTATCTAAAGCAAGAGAAGATGGTGATTTAAAAAGTGAAGTTGCTGCTCAAACTGAAATTTCTAAATTAGGTTATGAATCCGCTAGATTAACAGAATTAAAAGCAAAAGAAGAAGCTGCTCCTAAAGGTAAAGAACAGGAAGTTAAGACTCCTTTACAATACCAAAGGCAAGTAGAACAGCCTATTAATCCTGATCCTAAAGCACAGAAATGGGCTCAAGAGAATGCTTGGTTCGGAAGTGATGAACCAATGACGTTTACGGCTTTTGCTTTACACAAAAAATTAACCGAAGAGGAAGGTTATGACCCTCAAACTGACGAATATTATTCGGAAATAAATAGAAGAATAAAACTTGAATTTCCGCATAAATTTGATAAAGTTGAGACACAGACTAGTAAACCTACACAAACCGTTGCTTCGGCAACGCGTAGTTCAAAGACTGGTCGCAAAAATACTGTGAGACTCACGCCATCACAGGTAGCAATTGCTAAAAAATTAGGTGTGCCACTAGAAGAATATGCGAAACAATTAAACATCACGAAGGAGGCATAAGCATATGACAAATGAAACTAAAAAAACCTCACGTGCGAGCCAAACAAGAGTTAAAGAAGAGAAGAAAAAAGTTTGGACTCCACCATCATCTTTAGATGCACCACCTGCGCCTGACGGGTTTAGACACAGATGGATAAGAGCCGAGTCAATGGGTTTTGATGATACAAAAAACATGACCGGTAAAATCAGATCCGGATGGGAATTGGTAAGAGCCGATGAATATCCAGAAACTGAATATCCAACACTCAAAGAAGGCAAATATGCAGGAGTCATCGGAGTTGGCGGCCTATTGCTGGCTAGGATACCAGAAGAAATCGCTCAGTCGCGTGAAGCTTATTTTCGTAAGCAAACACAAGATAGAGACGACGCTGTAAATAGCGATTTATTGAAGGATCAGCATCCAAGTATGCCTATCAATCAAGATAGACAAACTCGTGTAACCTTCGGTGGTACTAAGAAAAGTTAATTTTTTAACAATTCCCAAATCCAACGAATAAACTAACAAGCTATATAATAAGGAGAATATATTATGGCAAATCAAACGACTGGGTTTGGACTAAGAATGGTAATGAATCTCGGAAACACTCCGGCGACTCAAGGTCAATCTGAATACAAGCTTAAGTCAGGACTTGGCGTAGGTATCTATAAAAATAACATTACTTCTATTCAGGATTCTTCTGGAGATGAAGGTTATTTACAAGATGCGTCTTTCGCTACTACTGACGACGGCGGTGCAGGTGGAACTACTTTTGACAATAGCGGTCACTCACCTATTATCGGCGTATTCAACGGTGCTTATTATGTTGACAACTCTACAAGCAAGCCTACATGGGCTAACTCTGTAGCGTCTGGAACAACATTTGGTACTGACTACAATACAGGCAGCAGTGATGGTTGTGCTTATGTAAACGATAATCCGTTTCAAGAGTACTGTATCAAAGCTGATGCAGCAGTAACTCAAGCTATGATGGGAAGTGCAGGATACAACTGTACTAGTACTACTTCTGGTGGTGCGGCAGACCCAATTAGTGGACAGTCTACTGTTAAATTAAACATATCAGGCGGTTCAGCGGGAACTAAAATGTTCAAATTAGTTAGAAGTGCTGACGACCCTAAAAATAATGATCTATCTGTACTTAACGGCAATGTAATTGTTGTACAAGCTGCAGCTAGTAATCTTTATAACTAATAGCGAATAAGGAGATAACACACTATGGCTATATCACGAGCACAACTAGTTAAAGAACTAGAGCCTGGTCTGAATGCTTTATTCGGACTAGAGTACAAAAACTATGCTAACGAGGCAGCTGAAATATTTGATCAAGAATCATCTGACAGAGCTTTTGAAGAAGAAGTAATGTTAAGTGGTTTTGCAAATGCAGCAGTAAAACCTGAAGGTCAAGGCGTAACTTACGACGACGCGCAAGAAACTTTCACGGCTCGTTACACAAACGAAACAATTGCTTTAGCATTCGCGATCACTGAAGAAGCGATCGAGGATAACTTGTATGACAGACTTGCGTCTAGATATACAAAAG